CTATGAACAACAGCAACAATATCTCCTAGATTATCTGCCTTTACATAATCTTCTGGATTTAAAATAAATTCCTGATGATTTGTTATAGCTAGATTTTGACAGGGATAGTATTTCTGTTTACCTCTAATATTTAATAAAAGTCCTACAGCTTCTTTAGGATCTTGGTCTTTCGCATGAACCAATGCGTCATCTTTCCAACTCATTGTGTAAACGTACCAATACTAGGAAATAATGCACGGGTACATTGACGTTTGGGTGCTCTAACACCAGCCATATCAATAGCTCCAGCTAATTCAAATTCTACTATTTCTCTAGTTTCTTTTGATTTTCTATCTACTGTATAAATTTGACGTTTAAATTCTGCTGTAGGATCTGGTGTTCCTAACGGATTAGTACCCCCACTAAAGTTTGCAGCATCAAGAAATCTTGCCATTGTTCTAATTCTTGTAAACGTAGCACCTGTTAAATCATTAC